CGACGCCTTGTCCGCCGTCAGCAGGCGTTCCAAGACGTCGCGCAGGTGGTCCCGTTCCTCACGCGCCATGCGCAGTTCCTCTCGCTCCATCACCTCACCTCCCCAGCCGCCAGCCTCGGCAGCGGCACGACATCGAGTTGCATCCACCACCCCGGCACGGCGCACGTCTCCGCGACCGCCGCGCACGCCTCCTCCACCCTCGCCACGTCACCCCGTGTCGTCGCGGCCTGCGCCCGCACCACGTCGCGCAGCACGCCCTCGATGGCGGCGCACTGGCGGCCGTAGAGCCGCGCCTCCTCGACGCGAGCGCGTCGGTCCGTCGCCGCGTCTGCCCGCGCCTCCTCGACGCCGAGCTGCCGGCCGAGTCCCACCGCGGCGTACACCGCGACCAGCGTCAGCAGCCACCACGTGGCGCGCATCACGGCCGGCGCTCCGTCTTCTTCAGCGCGATGGCCCGAGCCGCCATGGTGTTCGCCAGCCTCACGAGCCGCTTTGCCAGCGCCCGCACGTCCCCCTCGTCGAGGGCCGCGAAGCCTCGCGCAGAGTCCCCGATTTCGATGGCCACACCCATGTCCGTCAACTCCACGTCCACACCCATCCTGCCGTCGCTCTCGGGCCGGAACACGATATGGCATCCATGGATGGAATCGATGATCACCACGGCATCGCTGATCTTCGCACTCATCGCCAGTGTCTCCCTTGCTCGATGGTCTCGGCAGCACCCTCGAGCGCCCGGACGACACGATCGATCCCGCGAGCCTCGGGCTCGGCCTGCGATCCGGCATCGGCGCGCATCGACTGTGCGTGCCTGCTCTCCTCTGCGGCGCACTTGCGGAGATAGCGGGCCACGGCATATCGCTCGCCCCGCGCATCATCTCCTGGCGCACCGTGCCAGCAGTCGTGGATCGCGCAGAACTCGCAGGTTTCACTGCTCATGGTGCCTCCTGAACGCTTGCGGCCAACCCCGCCTCGGTGCGATGCACCGCGGTCGACCCGTAGTGGTAGGAGTGCCGGTCGTCCATGACCCGCAGCGCGAGCCCACGCTCGATGAGCGTGCGCAGCCGGCGCGCTGCGCCCCCCGACGTCACGCCCTGCACCGCGGCGACCTGGTCGATCGTCATCGGCCGGGCGAGCATCTCGACGAGCTGCGCCAACGCGGCCTCGCATCGGCCGTGCTTGTGATGGCCTCCCGCACCTCGCGCCCTGGCCTGAGCCTTGGGGTGCCCGGTCCCGGTCCGTCCGTACGTCGACTTCTTGTGCTGCGTCGGCTCGACGAGCCCGAGTAGCACGGCGCGTGCTTCGCCTGCGGGGCACTCCGCGCACGCCTGCCACGTCGCGGCGTCCATCGTCCCGGCGCTCGCGGTGCGCATCTCGGCCACGGCGCGCTGACGACGCAGGGCGCACGCTCGGCCGCTGAGCTTGCACGCGAGCACCGTGCACACGACTGGCCCGTCCGCTTCCTCGGCCGTCGCTGGGATGGTGAGCCCGCTGTAGTCGTAGGTCTTCATCGGGGCCTCGTTGCCTTCGGTCGGCCGCCCACGTCCCGCACCTCGACCCGCCCACCGTCGAGCAGGTAGTGCACTCGGCCTGGCTCCGCGCTGCACCGCTCCGCGACCTCGACCGCCTCTGGAAACCCGTCCGTGAAGGCGGAGATCTGCGCCCCACCCTTGCGTTCGTGCGGGACCCTGCGCTGCTCGGTGCAGCCGCAGGCCCACATCTGCCAAGTCATGCGGTCCTCTTGTTCGCGTCGCCCGACATCGGGCTGAACATGTCGGGCTGCACGCTGGCCGCGTTGAGGTTCCGTGCAGCGGTGCGGAAGTACGAGTCCTTCAGTTCGACGCCCACGAACTTGCGGCCTGCCCGCAGCGAGCCGACGCCTTCCGATGCGATACCGGCGAACGGTGACAACACGGTGTCACCCACGTTGCTCCAGAGCCCCAGGCAGCGCTCGATGAGGTCGAGCTGAAGCGGACACATATGCTTCTCGTCCGCGTCGTCGCGGGCCTCCTGCACGTTGAGGACGTGCGTCTGACGGATCGCTCCAGGGTCTGCCGCCCGAATCGCGGACTGCTCGACGTCGGGCGGGGTGTCCATCTGGGCGATGCACATCCCGAGGTCGGCCCACACCGGCGACGCCCAGCGCTGCCACTGCTCAAGCGGAAACCCTGACTTCGTGTGCGTCACGGGCTGCACCCTGGCTTCGTCAGCCTCGCTGGCCCACTTGCGGAAGACCAGCACGTACTCGGCGAGTCCCTGGCGGGAAAACGTCGAGTCGGCGCGGAGTTGCTTGTAGAGCAGCCCGTGTGCCTTGGTCCGGCGCTGCTCGACCACGGGGCACTTCCACACCGTCACCCGCGAGTGGAAGGCGAAGCCGGCGCGCTCATGGAGCCGGATGATTTCGCCCGGGAAGTCGCGGAGCCCCGCCATGCCATCCCGACCCTTGTAGTTCACGAGGTCCTTGCAGTGAACCGCGGTCAGCCGACCCGGCAGCAGCGCCCGGTGCAGTTCATCGACAAGGAACCCGTAGTGGCGCAGGAACTCCGCGTCGTCGGCGCAGTTGCCCATGTCGAGGGGTGAGTCGGAGTAGGTGTAGAGATTCGCGAACGGCGGCGAGTAGACGCTGAAGCCTACGCTCTCATCGGGCATCTGGCGGACTACGTCCACGCAGTCGCCGTGGTACAGCGCCCAATCCGTGCCGAAGTCGGCGCCGAGGCACTTGACGCTCATGCTGTCCTCCTGCTCAGGAATACGGGGAACGGTGCGGCCACGGTGGGCTCGTAGCTCGGCCGATCGTTGCGAACGGTGGTGGCACGCCGCATCGCTGCGTACATGTTCACCTTCATGCCTTCGTGGTCGCCCGCCTTCGCCTGCATGATCGCGAAGACCTGTGCTTCGGTGTCCGCCATCACCACGTGCACGTGCACCGGGCGCCGCTGCCCGAATCGCCAGCACCGACGCACGGCCTGGTAGTACTGCTCGTAGCTGAAGGTCGGCCCCACGAACGCCACCCGGGCGCATTGCTGCCAGTTCATCCCGAATCCTGCGATTCGGGGCTTGGTCACCAGCACCCGGGTCTCGCCGCGTGCAAAGGCCAGGAGCGCAGCTTCCTTCTCTTCGGCGGTCGCCGATCCACGCACGTCGACTGCGTCCGGCATGCTGCCTGCCAGCGCATCCGCCTCGTAGTTGGTGTCGCACCAGATGAGCCATGACTCGGCTGGCTCGGCCGCCACAAGCGCCGCCACGTGAGCAGCGCGAGACTCGACCGTCCGCCGCTTCTCGCCGTGCACGCTGGTCGCGGACAGTTCGGGCAGGCGGAACAGCATCCCATCGGCCCGACCCTCAACGACGTCGACCTGCACCTGGTGCTGGTGCACGTGGAGCGGCGGCAGGTCGAAGCCCTCATCGGCATAGCCCAAGTCGCTCGGCCGAGAGATGCACCGTGCCCAGCTCGCGACCCAGTCCCAGAAGTCCGTGACCGCGTGGCCCTTCAGTCGGTAGGTCCCGAAGGTGCTGGTGTCGTTGATGAACCAGCGCGCGATCATCTCGTGCGACGACATCACCCCCAGAAACTCGGCGTGGTTCCCGAGCTCGAGGTGGTCGTTGGGCGCGGGCGTCGCCGTGCACGCGAGCTTGAAGGGCGTGGCGGCGAAGGCATCGAGAATCGCGCGCTTCGTCGAGCCCATGAAGTTCTTCAGGATGCTCGACTCGTCGAGTACTACGCCTGCGAAGGCTGACGGATCGAACTTCGGAAGCTGCTCGTAGTTCGCGATCGTGATCTGCGCTGCCCTCGTTCCGTCGCGCGACACCCGTGCGTCGATGCCGAACCGCGCCGCCTCTGCGGCGGTCTGCGCCGCCACCGCCAGCGGCGTCAGGATCAGCACGTCGCCGGGCACGTGGCGCGCCCATTCGAGTTGTTGCACGGTTTTTCCCAACCCGCACTCCTCGAAGAGTGCAGCGCGGCCGCGGCGAAGCGCCCACGCGACCGCGTCCCGCTGGAACGGGAACAGCGCCTCGTGCAGCGCTGGAATCTCGGTGAGGCCGACGTCCGGCACCTTCACTGCCTTCTGCGCGAGGAACTCGGCGTAGCTCATGCCACGCCCCCGCGTGGCGGAGTCGGATCGAGACCGAGCAGGGGGGCCGTGGTCGCCTCGTGGCGGCCATCAGCCGGCATGTTGAGACGCAGGCCATGCACGTCGCTCGGGATGCGTACGCGCGCCAGCGCCGCGGCGTGCTGCGCCGCGGTCATCAGGCCGCGCGTGCGCAAGCGCAGTAGCAGTCGCGCGACTTCGAGTCGTGCGGTGTCGAACGCGGTCATCGGTCGGCACCGGGCGTCGGTCGGGCGCCCTTCGCCCCGTCGACAATCCACGCGAGCACCCGCGCCTCGTGAGCGTCGTAGCCCGCCGCGTCGACCACCCCGCGGCGCATGTCGGCGCGTGCGATTGTCGCGGCTACTGCCAGCCTCGCGGCGTCGAGCAGTGTCATCGCAGCCGGCCCACGCAGCGCATCGCTCAGCCTCGCCATTGGCTCCTCCTCTCGATGAACATTTGGCGCGGCCCGTTGAACATCACGGGCACGTGCGCCGGCGGCCCGTGGCGGTGGAGCGTCACGCACAGGTGGCACTCGTCGTCTTCGGGCGGCGCTTGGTCGTGCAGGTCCATGCTCGGCCGGTGAACCTGCACGATGACGCTGGCGAGCTCGGCGAGGGCCGCACCGCCTCGCATATCGCCCGACCTCGGCCACTTGTCGCCCGCCGCTCTAGCCTTGTGGCCTTGGTTGTGCTGACTCAGCATCAGCCCAGCCACCCCGACGTCGGCGCACAGGGTCGTGAACCGCTCTGCGACCTCGTACAGATGGTCGTGCTCGGCGAGGTTCGCCCGCTTGTCGCGCTTGATACGGCCGATGTGATCGACCACGACGAGACCGAGCGGCACGTTCGCCTGCATCTCGCTTCGACGGTAGCGCCGGACGGCGGCCTCGATGTACTCGATGCCGGACCCAGGCACCCAGTGCAGTTGGGCGCGGCCGGCCTGGTCGCCGAGCGTCTTGGCCGCCTGGACGTACCGCTGCACGTCCCCGTCGTCCATCGTGCCCCGCATCATCCTCGACACCGGGATGCCCGCTCGAGCCGAGATGCCACGGGCTGCGAGCTGCTGATGCGGCACTTCGTAGCTGATGACGACCACGCCGTAGCCGGCGGTGGCCGCGGCGACTACGGCCTGCATCCCGAGCGACGACTTGCCCGCCTTCTCGCGGGCGCCGATGGCAGACACCTCGCCGATGGGGTAGCCGTCGATGACGGTGTCGAGGCCGGCAACTCCCGTCGGGATGTGCGACCGGATGGGGCGGTTGTCGCGCACCGCGTCGAACCGCTCCTTCACCGTGTGGCCGAGCGACGTGATGGCTTCGGACATGAGGACCGTCCGCTCCCGCGTCGGCGGCGTGATGGCAACGGCAGACTCGACCACGTCGACCGCGCGGCGGCCTGCGTCGTCCAGCTCGGTCGCGTCCCCTTCCGGCGCCTCGGCGACGATGCGGCCCGCGTCCTGAATCGCATCGAGGATGCGCCGCCTACGCGCCGCGACCGTGACGAGGTGGATGTGGTGCTCGACGTTGACCGCAGTCGCCCGCGCGTCGGCGATGCCGAGCACCCGCGCCACGGTCCTGTCATCGCCCGACGACACGCCGAGCGTCGTGAGCACCGAAATGGGATCGACCGGATGCCCCGTCGACCGGAGCTTGCCCATCGCGGTGAACACCGCCCGATGGAACGGCTCTTCGAAGTCGCTCGGAAGCAGCGCGTCGAGGCATGCGTCGATGGCGCGCGGGTCGAGAAAGCACGCGCCGAGCACGGCGGCCTCAGCCTCGGAATTACCCCGGACGATGCGCAAGCGCGGCGGGTTCACGCCGTCCTCCTCTTGCCGTCGAGGGCGCCGATGGTGCGCTCGAGATCGTCGAAGAGCGCGCGGCACGCCGCTGCGTCCCCGTTGCGGATGCCCTCGATGGGCACCCTGTTGGGGCTGACGTAGCCCGGCTGCGCCGACTCGTACTCGCGAGCGGTGCGGACGGTCTGCGCCAGCGCGGACTGCGCTGCGCCGTCGGCGGCCTGACGCTCGAGAATCTTGCGCAGGTAGGGAATGGGGGCGTCGAGCATGCGCCCGTCGTTGCGCACCTGCGACGCGACCGCCTCGACCTCATGCACCCCGAAGGTGTTGACGAGGGTGTTGATGGCGTGCAGCACGGCGGGGGATGGGCCAGCGAAGGGGTGAACGCCCATCCTCGATCCGGGCCGCGTCACGTCGCTGACGATGGCCGTGACGCGAGCGTAGGCCGCAAGCTCCGCTTCGTCGGTGCTGGCGAGAATGTCCCTCACTGCGGTGCTGGGCTTTGAATGGCCTTCATCAGCAGCAGTAGGTGCCCTGTTTGTTGGCACGGTGTCTGCTACGCGGGCGCTCGCTTGAACACCCGAAGGGTGTTCTTTCAGAACAATACTGTCAGCGTCGCCCGCCGGTGCCTTGGTCGGAAGCGCGTTCCGGTCTTGGTCGGAAGCGCGTTCCGGTCTGGTAGGAAGCGCGTTCCGCCCAAGGTTGTCGCTGGTAGGAACGGCGTTCCGCCCAAGGTTGTCGCTGGTAGGAACGGCGTTCCGCCCAGCATCGGGGCGAAGGCTGACCGTGGCGGCCCCCGGACCGACCTGCTCGACCGCGATCAAGCCGGCGCTCACGAGGTGGGCCATCGCCCCCCGCACGGCGCGGTCGGAAAGCCCCAGCATCGCTGCGACATCGGTCTGCCTCGGACGGCCCGACGTTGACCCGTCCAGCGCGATGGCGATGCCGATCAGCACGGCCTTCTCAGTGCGGCCAAGCCCTTCGATGCTGGCGGCCCACTTGACCGTCGACTCGAACGGGCTCATCGCCAGCACCGCAACCGGCGGTGGTCGCGTTGACCACGCACCGCTACGGGTGGTGCTGCACGTCTCGACTCGGTCACGGTGGGCATCGGTCGCGTCCCCTCACCTGCTCCCCGCCGGCATCGGTCGCGCCACGTTCACCCGTCGTTCTCAGCACTTGCGGCGGACGGCCGCTTTGTGCTGGACGGGCGTTCAGGTCGGGGCTACACCGGGACCGGGCGGGCGTCGGGCTCCCCTACTCGTCGCAGAGGAACGGACACCAGACCGAGACCGGGGCGCCCCCGTGGCGCGTCTGAGGGGATTATGTACGGGACGCGTAAAAGCAGTGCAAGTGAAAGCGACGCAGCCGACCTATTCGGCCGACTTGGCCAGCTTCTCGGCCGCCCACTGGACGATTCCAGCGACCCCGCCTATACGCCAGGCGCGCAGCAGTCCCTGTTCCTCGACCGTGACGAAGAAGGCCGCCGGGTCAACGCCGTAGACCTGCGCCAGATGTTCGACGTGCGCGGCTGACCACGCCTGATCCCCGCTTTCGAGCCGCAGCACGCTCGCGTAGCTGAGCCGGACGCCGATGGTGCTCAAGGCGAACTCGACCTGCTTGAGCGTCAGCCCCTTGGCCGCTCGCATCGCCTTCGCCCGGCGGCCGATTTTCTGGTTGAGCGATTCTTCGTCAGTTTGCACTTGACGTAACGAGCCCCCGTGTTACATTTGGCGTAAGCAGAGAGGGAGACGCCGTGAGCGAAGACAGGAACGACGGATCGAAGTGGGGCGCGCACTGCCGCCGGCTTCGTGCATGTCGGGAGATGACGCTGAAGGCGCTGGCGGAGCGCCTCGCCGGATACGACATCCACGTCTCGTATGTCACGGTCCAGCGGATGGAAGCGGGCGATGGCATGTGGACCGAGGACAGGCTTCGCGCCGTCGCCAGCGTCTTCGGCCTGCTCCCACAGCAGTTCGTCGCGGCAGCAGAACTGGAGCACGGTGGCGACGGCCGGCAGGCCGAAGGCAGCGACGATGATGGACTGGCCGCGATCGGCATCACCCCCCCGGGGGCGAAGCGTATCGCGACCGGCTAACGCACCGCGAGACTGCACAAGGGTTCGGGTGACAAGGGTTCAGCGCGCCGCTGTGGGCGCGAATGCTACAAGTGCGCCCACGGCGCAGGCATGCGGCGGGAGCCGCGAGGGGTGATGGCATGGGGAGCGAGTTGATCGAGAAGCTGGTGATCGTGCGCGACAACCGCGCAGGGGTGCACTTCGGCACGCTGGCCGCGTTCGACGCGACGTCGAAGTCCGCGACGCTGACGGACGCCCGCAAGGTGTGGTTCTGGCGCGGTGCGGCGTCGTGCCACGGGCTCGCGGCCCGCGGGCTCGACCACCGGGAATCGAAGGTGTGCCCGGTCGTGGGTCGGGTGGTGCTCCTCGACGTTGTCGAGGTGGTCGAGTGCAGCGATGCGGGGGCGTCGAGCCTGCGCGAGTGCCCAGAATGGAAGCCGTGACCGGCTCCGGCTCCGGCTCCGGCTACGGCTACGGCTCCGGCGACGGCTACGGCGACGGCGACGGCTACGGCGACGGCTACGGCTACGGCGACGGCGACGGCT